TAACTCCCCTCTCTGAATTCATAGAATTCGGGGAGGGGTCGGGGGTGGGGTCAAGTTGTTCTCTGATAACTGATAACAAGTCTTTCGCCTCTTCCACCTGCGGACCCACATCCGCATATTGCCAAAAGCGGATGCCATGATGAACGTTCTTTCTAAAATTCGGTGCGTTCAAAATCACCACAGGCTTGCCAGTTGCACAAAACTCATACAACGTGCTCGAACAATCGTTCACATACAAATCAGCACGTTCCATCACTTCTTCAAAATCTCGCACAAACTCAATCCCCAAACTTTTATAGGTACGTTCAAGCACATCCACAATGCGTGGGTGACCATGCCCAATCAAAACAAAATCATCTTGTTGTGCAAGCTCAGCCAACACAGACTTGTAATGAGCCAAAGCATTTCCAGCTTCAGCCGCCACAGCCTTCCCATCCCAATGAAATGAAATACAAACAACAGACTTCTTTCCCATCTCCAAATATTCCGCGCCCTTGTTCTTTGCGAATATTTGGGGAGGGACAAAGGGAGGGGTAAAGATGCGATCTAACTTCGGCGTCCCAATCACAAACCCATCAGTCTGCGGAAACGCCTTCTGATTCTTCGCCCGCACATGCTCATTCGGATCCAAAAATAAACTCACAGATCGCTTCACACCTTTGCCGCCTGAATAAGCAGGGTGATTGAAGCTCAACCCAACGCCGTGCTCAAGATAAATCATCGGTCGCTTCGGTTGTTTACGATGTGCAATTTGCAAATCACCGTAACCACAAACAACCAACGGACCTTCACCTTCAGGCACAACCAGTGTTGGGTCATTCACGCCGCGTGATTTCAAAGCCACTGCATCAATCCCTTTGGCAACTGCAGTATCAAATAAAATCGCAGGCACATAAAACTTTCCACGAATGCTCGGGTCTAAAGCGGCATAAATCGGCGCAAGATGATCAACAAAATGCGCACGTCTTGCAAAAAAATCAACAGGCTTCATCCAATAATTGTTAGACATTGATAATTCCATGTAGGGGCGAGACTGCGAAGCGTCCGCCCCTACAAATTTCAAATTACAAATTACGAACCAGCTTCTTCAATCGGAACAAACGCACCCTTTTCATTTACAGTTACATTTGTCGTATTGAATTCTTCGGCATAATATTGATCAGCCGCAACAATACGGGTCACATCGCCAGAGGTTGCATAGGTTGGGAATGGACCTTTGATGCTCAGTGGTTGGAAAACACGATGTTGAACCAATTCACGGTTGCCAGCGATGATTAAGGTGTCAGGACATTCTGTTGAAGCAAAAATCGGTTTGCCTTTCACCATTCCAGCAAAGCCAGCTGCATTTAACAAAACATTCGGGAAACCATCACGCATGAAACCTTGCCAATTGCTCAAGCGGTCTGCATTCGTCACGCTCATTAAATAAAAAGTGGGTTCATAGAATCGGTTTGAAACGATCACATTTGCATTACCCATCAAGCGCACCAATTCTTCAAGGTCTTCTTGTGAAGTTCCAACTGTCCAAGGGTCGGTGCTATTATTTGGCACAGACATGACAGCCGAGAAAGCTGCATACAATAAGCCTTGGTCAATCTTGCGGCGCAACTGCTTGATCAAGTTTGTCATCGTTCGTGCAACTGCATCCCATCCCAATTGTGAGCGGGAAAATACAATTGCTTCACGGCTGATTTGGTCAGCCAGGCGGTCAGCAGCGGCTTCAATGGTTATGTAAGAAAGAGAGGTTTTCACTCTTTCAATAGGTTGCATTTCACCGTTGCGGATCGAGGTGTAGGAATAATCCACTAGAATATCGTTTGTACCGATATCACCAGGCGTTAATGGTTTGATCTTGCCAGCCGCATAATCGATTACGAAATCAACGCCTTCAACATAAGTAGTGCCAGCTGGGTTTGATGTGACGACTACAGTTCCTGGGGTGATGCGGCCATGCGCAAGGGCGTACCAAACATTTTCTGCGCCAGCAACTTCAACTTCATCGGTAATGTCGACTGAATAGCCACTCTCGCCTGTAGTTGTTTCAAAATACAAACGTGTTGGGCTCGTTTCGATCGTCCCTACATCAAAGATATTCGCAGCCACGAGGTTCGGAAATGCTTCCTCGATGATTGCACGCGATACACTGTAGGGGATGTTGAGATCGGTGGTCAATGTTGCTTCCTGTAACAACTTACTTTCAGCAAGCAAGGCATCGCCATTCAATTCATCAAAGCGTTTCAGCAAACGGCGAGTGAAGATTTCCGCTGCACTGACTCCTTCGGTCAATTTGCGTGCAGGAAGGTTTTGTGTACGTCGCACCGATTCAACTAACTCAAACGAGGCACGTGCAAACTCAGGGGTTTGAGTTTCGTTCTCAAGCACATCACCGATAACTTCCACACCAGTGCCGCCTTTGAAGCCCATACCTTTGAGGTTTTTCTTTGAAGCGAGTTTGCTAAAAGTCTTGTTTTGAGACTCAACTAACTTCTTTACTTCTTCAACAGTTGCAGGTGCAGCATCTTTCAATGCTTCAACATAAGCCTCATTCAACTCTTTACCAAATTTCAAATCTTTGGTCGCTTCAGCGATTGCAGAATCCACTTCGGCTTTGGCTTGCAACTCATCAAATTTTTTGGCTTTGCTGGTTGCTTCATCAATTGCTTTTGCAATATCTGCATCTTTACCAATGCCAAGTTTTGAGCGCAAAGTCTCATCAAATTGTTTGAGAGCCTTTTCATTCATAGCTTCAAGTTTTGCTTCAGTCACATCACCAAACAATTCGGGGTGTTCGGCGCGTGCCTTTTTAAGTTGTTCCAATAATTCGTTCATTTCAAATTCTCCTTGATTAGTTGATTCAATTAATTCGGCGACATTCTCAAATGACGGTTCAAGCACCAAGTCAAAACCTGTGATGTGCAGTTCCGTCACTTCAAAAATTTTTTCATCGCCTTGTTTGATATTCTTGCCTTCACCATAGCCGCGCAAGCTAACGCCTGGCATCACGCCGCCTTCCATCAAAGTCAGGATGTCCTTCCCCTTACTGGTTTCTAAAACGCGTCCCGTTAGGTCCACACGTTTACCGCTCATCGAAACTTCTTCCCATTTCGTCACGGTCTCCAGCAAATTCGGACGCCCGCCCTTGTCAGACGGATGTTCTGCCTCACCTAAAACTTGAACTGCTCGTCCCTGTCCAGCACTTTCATTCAGATGAATGCTCAATTCAGCAACCGCCGCTTCAAGCACATGGACTGGGTATCGGCGTTTGTTGCCATTGACAACATCCGCCGTGATAGCACCTTCAATTTTGATTCGGCGCGCCTTACCGTCTTGCGCCTCTTCCAATATGACAGCCGCATCAACCCGCTCTTCAATGCGTTGCCCTTTTCTCTTCTTGCCTTTGTTCTCGCTGATAGTTGATTGCGGCTGATAGGTCAGCTCCACAATTTCCCATGCCTCACGTTCAGCAAATGTATAAGCATCATCACCAGTTTTTGAATAAGTTACTTTGAAATATTCATCCACCTTCAACTCATTGCTTTTCCAATCGTTCACAATTACATAATCGGCAAACATCTCAACGATCCAATAATCGTGAGCTTCGCTATATGGGAACTGAGCACGAAACGCATTGCGAATCGCCTGCATCGTGTAATCCATGCTTCCCTTCACCAACTCTGTAATTTCTTGACCTTTACCAATTTTCTTTTTCATAATTACTCCTTGATTTCAACTCTCCTCCCCTCTCCAAATTCGCGCTCTTGCTCTTTGCGAATATTTGGGGAGGGGCTGGGGGAGGGGTCATCTTTATGCAAACATCTCCTCTGCCATCACAACAACTGGCTCACTGCTCGCCGTTTTTTCATTACCGCCATCACCAGAGATCATCTCCACACCACCGCTGACACTATCAACATCATCATCGTGTCTGCCTTTCGGGAATGCAGTTGCTTCACGAATAAAATCTAAATTCCACGGACCACGCACCAACTTCACATGGCCTTGCTTCGCACGCAACGCCCACGGTCGTGCGCGTGACACTTTATCTTTTTCAGATCTAACTGCCCGAATACGAACTTTCACCAAATCAGGATCTTTCAAAAAATTTCTCACTACCAAAGTTTGAAAGTTATTATCCTCAATACCCCATTCAGTATCTTTTTCAGCATCCGAAAGCATTGCCACTTTTAAATCAGGCAAAAACTTTTCCAATTTATGTACTTTGATACGATCCCTCAAAATCAAATCACCGCTTTTCGAATCCAAAGCCACAGCAAGGGTTGAATTCCAATCGCTGGTTTCACTTTCACCAATTGCTAAATCAGATAACCGATACCATTGCAAACCTTCAGGCACTTCATTGCGTTCAATAATTATGAAATCTTTATCATCAAAAAATTCACCGTCAGACATTCTCGGCATCTGTTGGAAAATCGCCTCAAAGTCATAATCCATCATGTTTGCACGTGTAGCCGCCAACTTCTTTGCATCCGAACGTTCTGGCCATAATGGTTCACCTGGCTTGCGTCCAAGCGCATCACCATCCGAACCCATCGGGATATAAATCCCACGCAATAAATTCTCTTTATATTCTTCAACCGTCTTTGGATACTTATCCAACTCCAAAGCGATCGCGGGCAAGAACACAACTTCCCATTGATCCGATTCAGGGTCACTGATCATCTGCGTCAATAACTGACCCGCCAAATCTTCTTGGTCCCATCGTGTGTGCATAATAATGATCGCCGCACCAGGCGTATTTGCCACGCGTGGATAAATAACCGAGCGATACCAACTCATTACTTTTTTGCGATACGTTTCACTTTCCGCATCTTCACGGCTTTTGAATGGGTCATCAATCACAATTAAATTTGCTGGGCGTCCCGTAATACCGCCGCCAACACCAGCCGCAAATACAGATCCTCGATGTCCTTTCAAATTCCAAGAGACTACCGATCTACTTTCGGGGCTCAACTCAACAGGTTCATCCACCGCCGAACGTGCACCAAAAATATTTGCATAGGCTTCACTGCCAACATAATTGCGGGTATAACGACTGTTCTCCGTTGCAAGGTCCGCACCATAAGAAGTCAAAATGATGCGCGTGTCAGGTAGATCTCCCAAAACCCATGATGGGAACAGGCGGCTTGCCTGTTCCGTTTTCCCGTACTGTGCAGGTTCACAAATCAACAAACGCCCGATGCCTTCAGCACCTTGCGTCTCAATATATTTTTTCACTTGCTCCAATTTCTCAGCCAAATAAATATGATGCTTCGCGGGCTTGTACCACGGCGCCACATACATACTGAAATCAATCAGATGACGACGTGCCAGTTCACGCTTCGCCAACTCTGCCTGAGCTTGTTTCGGGGTAGGAGACATTATTCGTTATCCTCTTGCTCGTTCTCCCCTAAATTCGTGCTCTCCGAATTTGGGGGAGATGTCCGAAGGACAGAGGGGGTTGCACGGCTTTCCAATTCATTATTTGCCAAAGCCGCAATCTCTCTCAATTCATCATCACTGTATTCCTTGTCAGATCCGCTTCGTTTAAGTTTCTTCGCCAGTTCAGCAGTGATTTTGGATGATGGCGTATAAACTTGTGCCATCTCAAACAAAAGTTTGCGGTCTGCATGCCCCTTGTAATTTGAATCAGTTGCCACCTCAACCATCGCATTGAAGGCATCAGGTAATGCGTCAAAAATAATCGAGCCTTGCAACATCGAAATGGTCTCATCAATCGTGGGGTTCTTTTTGCGCCATGTTGCAATCGCGCGATCTGAATTCAAACCTAAACATTGCGTTGCCAATTCTTCTTGCGTATTGGGGAAACGATATTTTTTCGGTTGCGCCGCCCAAGCGATATAAACCGCCACGCGCCATTTCCAACCGCCTTCAATCAAACGTTTGTATAACTCCATCCAGCGGGGTTCAACTTCACGCTCGCCAACCCTTACAACTTTTTCAACCAGCTCATCTGCTTCAGAATCTCTTTGGTATCGTGTTTCATAAATCGGTTCTTTGATGCGTAAAGCAGAAAGAGCCGCAAGCGCGGCTTCACTCGAAACTCGCTCATCTTCTTGAGCGGCTTCGTCAATCTCCACTAAGTCAAAACCTAATGGCAATTGATAAACTGGTTTTTCCAAACGTCCATTTGTCATCTACACATTTCCTATTTCAACAACCATCCAACCACACCGCCTAACAAAATAAAAATGCCATTGATAATTGCAATTCTGGTTTCAGCACTTACTTTCATACCTAACAAAGTTTTTTCTTTTTCTGTTTCTTTATCTTCCTTCACTTCTTTTTGCCATGCTTCTAGTTGTTCAATTCGTGCAAAACCTTCTTTACGAACATTCTTCGTATTCGCCAACTCTTCTTGATGTGACCTCAACAACTCGCCAACAGTTTTGCTTACATTTCGCATATCTTCTGCCATGCCAGGCTTACCATCTTTGCCTGCAATAATTTCCATAGCAGTTTTTGCCATAGGCAAGAAGACTTCTTCGAGCATTTGAACTCGTCGAGTAAGGTCAATAACTTGTTGCGTGTTGCCGTTGGTTTTTGGAACCATAAGAATCACAGTAGGGGCGGATTTCCCTTTCCCCTAAGTTGATGGTTTTCAACTTGGGGGAAATGTCCGAAGGACAAAGGGGTTCCGCCCCTATCAATATTTATTTACCGACTTTTGCGCCAGCGGAATCAGTCAAGCCTGCTTTTTCTGCCAAACCATCAAATACACGTTTCAATAAAATGTTGTAAATGAGAGTTGCAAAAGAAGTGGGGATAGCAAGCGCAACCAATAACGCGCTGATGAATCCAAACAAAGCTGAAACAAAAGTCACAGGGTCTTCCCAAGCAGGGAAAGCTGGCATATCTACGCCGCCCCATGTAATCGCAAGCCCAAGCGAAAGCACATATAAAAGCGCAGTCAACCATTCGCGGCGGATTGTGATCTGCGGATATTTATCTGCCAATAACTTGACGACATAAACCACCGCCGAAGCAATCACACCCAGCCAATACAACTGAACAGGGTCAGCCACATCAACAGGTACATTGCCTTGAGCGAAAACAGGCGCTGCAAATGCAAACAACACGAACACGACCAAACTTAAAGCGAAAAACTTTTTCATGGAACTCTCCTATAAATTTCCCACTTCCTCGCAAACCTTTATCCCCGAAGAGATAAAAGCTTGTAACGATTTGGGATTAATAAAAAACGCCGCCGTGACAAAAATCACGACGGCGCTAATCTCCGACACCACCGCTCACAGGGAGCGGACAGCCAAAACTATTTACTTGTACGAAAATTTTAACAAATGTTCTAAAATTGTCAAGGTTTTAATTAAGCCAGTACCCAGTTTATTAATTCTTCTTCCGAGACACATTTCATATTGATTTTCTTGGCCGTGCTGGTGGTTGAGCAATAGAAATCTTCACGGCTCATTCCACTTTGCGTAATTACTAACTTCAACCAATGATCAGTGTATAACGGATTCCCTGTATCTACCTGCATAATACGTTTTTCGCCTTTAACGGTATGAACGTAATATTTGTGGTCGCCTTTTGTGTGATGGAGTATGAATCCACGGGCAATCACGATAGCAATAATTTCGGCGGGGGTCAGTGGTGGGTATTTTCGTTGCCCCATAGGGTTGAAAAAGTCCTAAACAGGATTTGGTAATGGTACTGATACAGATTCTTTGTAAGTTGATGGGGTTTTTAGATGCATCCATCCAAACAATTTGTAGTAATAATATTGTAACTGATATGGGAAAAAAGGTGCTCGGCGCAAAATACGTTTAACCACTTTGTTGGCAGATGAAAATTCTTCATCCTTAATTACATCAACAACAGTATCCATATAACCCACAACAGCATCGTCCAAAGATCGTTTAGCCTCTTTCAAGGTTGGTCGCCACGTAATAAGATTAAGATCAATACAAACAGCGTAAAAACCTTTTTGTCCCTCTATAACACCTGGATAAGCGAAACATCGTAAAGCGAGTTTCTTTTTTGTGCTTCCCATTTTATCCCTTTCTACTGGATATACCTTGTATTTCGTAGCATATTATACATAGAATTACGGAATTGAAACATTACAGATTTATCATTTTTAGAAAGTTTTTTCTAATATATTTCACTTCTCCCACACCAACGGCTCCCTCTTTTTCTTCAAAAATTCCAATAGATTTACTTTCGGATTAAAAGGAAAGCTACCTCCCTTTGGAAAATTCGGTAGCTCCCAATGTTCATATATTTTATTGGCTTCTTCCACAAACGGATCATCAAAGATAATCATACTTGCCTTGCGACCTAATACCTTAGTATCAACTCTCGGGTCTAAAAGAGAAACCAATCTCTTCATTGCTTTTGGATCCCAGTAAATAATTTCAAAATCTTCAAGCACAGGCTGTTTATATAACTCAAAAAATTTGAAAAACGCATCAGCAGAATCAAACCCATCAGCTTGGGCAAGTTCCAAAACATAATTACTTTCTTCGTCAAAAGTAACCCACGGAATCCAAATATGACGATCTTGTTCAAGATAGATTTTTATGGGTTTGATATCAGTGCAAACTACCTCGGCGAACTGAAAACACTTCTTTGTTCTCATTCCTGAAAACAATTTCAAAGTATCATCAACTTTCGTTGGATGCTTTCTTATTCTCCGAATCGTATGCGACTTCGACCCGTTCAATATCTTCGGCACAAACTGCATTTGAAAGTTATAGGCTGGCATCATTTACCTTCTCAATCCACTGAAAATTCCAGTGAAAAAACCACACACATAGATACCTGCTGAAACTACAATGACCCATTGTGGAACATCATTGACGCCCATGATCGAAAACAATACAAGAGTTATAACCATAAATAAATTTTTCATCACACACTCCTATTCACAAATTCCGATTCACTTTTCTTCTCACGCGCCTGCCACTTAATTTCAACTGCAAACGTCGCGCCTGCTCACCCTTCAACCGATCGAATAGATGCAACATCGCATCAACGCTCGGCTCCCACACCGCAACATCCATGCAGATATCACAACGCACAGGCAACAAACCCGTCACGGGACCAATCATCACATCTACCTCAGCAGGTTGCTCAGCCTGAGCATCAATCGCATGCCGATACACCATCAACTGCGGCACCCCGCTTCCATTCCTAACAACCAAACCAAGTAAATGACTATTCTCACAGCGCCACTGCTTCAAAACATTCATATGTTCTCCTTCGGGCGAGGCGGCTTCAAGCTGCCATCGCCCACATCGTTGACATGAGTCAACGATGCAAACATTCACTAATTAGCCAACAGCCACACAGCTCTCCATCATCCACTCTGCCTCAAACAACTGCACCCCATGTACTTCCACACCATCCTCAGCACTCTTCGGCATCTTACCGACAAAAGCCTGCTCAGGTGCACGCTTCGTTCCAATCCAAAAACCTTCGACCCCCAAGCGGATGCAATCACTCACCCGCGTCCCATACCGAAAATTCACCACCACAAAATCACGGATGTCACCATCACCAACTTCGATTTTTTCATGCCCACATATCGGATAACGGATTTCAGTCGTCACAATCCCCAAGCCTTGATCTACCGACTGCGCCGCCTCAACCACCTGCGGACATTGCTTCAGCAAATAGACAGGTACAAACCTGCGAAAGTGGATCTTCTCTCCAACAGAAGACAGAACCTTCACAAACTTAATCCCATCATGCCCTAAAACATTTTCAACAACTTCAATCATTCTAAAAACGGCGCTCCATTACTAACAGCCAACGCATCGTATTTATCCACCTTTTTATTCGCAGGCATATTGATCCAAATCCAAAGAAAACCATTGTCATCAAATCTTCCAAAACTTTGAATAGGTGCTTTCAATCTTTTCACTAGATTTAGTAATTCAACATTCTCTTTCGTGGTCTCTGCTCTTAAATAAAGTTTCAATACATTTCTGCTATCAAAATCAATTCTTGTTTCCATAATTTTTTCCTTTCATAAAATCTTCTCCCCTCCCCCACATACCTGAGATATCCATTTTCTGCATAACACCCAGCGCACGCAGAAAAAATCACAAGAGTGGGGGAGTTTCAAAACAGCGGTTAATTTCAAACACATAGTAAATAGAGGTTAATTACCTTCCCTCTCCAAATGACGATCGTGTACTTTGTCATTTGGGGAGGGACCGAGGGAGGGGTCAAATCAATCCTCATCCAGCACCATATTCTTCAACAGATCATCCAACGCCTTCTTTGACCGCGCCGAATCATCATCAACCAAACTCACCGTTGATGCCACACCCAGCTCACCATTCGCCGCTGCGACCATCAACTCCAAACACAGCTTCGTCCGTTGACCAGCAGGCATGGCATCGTACCAAGCCAAAAATTTATTCATGCGTGGATCATCATCCACAGTCACAGAATTGTTTTCTTTTTTCACCCACACATAAGGGTCAATATGTAAATGACGTGCGGCGCCTGGTTTCTTAGGTCGTGGCATAAATTTCCTTTCCTAAATCAAAACCATCTGAGCAAGTCTTTGCTTTGCAATAAACTCACACCAATATTCTGAATATTCAATCGTCACGCATTTGCGACCCATATTTTTTGCAATTCTTGCAGTTGTGCCCGTGCCCCCAAACGGATCCAAAACAGGAAGTGAAGGGTCAGCTAAATATCTCAACACACGACCAGTCAAATCTTCTGATGTATAGCCAGGGTGATCGAAATTATTTTCTTTGAAAAAATAACCCAGCCCTTGCAATTGAACTTTCAGCCAAACATTTTTCACACGTTCTTTTGGCTTCGCATTGGTCAACAAGAAAGCAAACTGGTCAACAAACCCATTACGAATTTCACCTTCAGGCGTCCACGGAAGAATAATTTGTTTATATTCTTTTCCCAACATCAACCAATAATCAAGTTGATATTTTTTCGGCGGATATATACACATCTCAGGTGCAAGATTTTTGATTTGCTCAATCCAAGTTTTACAAAAATCAAGATATTCAGGCTCAGGCATATCGTCATTCCAGCCTTTGTAGTCTTTTTTTACGTTATAAGGCGGGTCAGAAAATCCAAAATATTCACCTGATAAATGTGGCAGTACATCACGACAATCGCCGTGATATAAAGTCACACTTTCATCTTGATAATATGGTTGCATCAACTAACCTTTCTTCTTATCCAACTTATGCAAACCATGCGCAATCGCCATCACAGGGTTATCCAAAACCTGACCCTTCCCCCGCAACTGCAAATGCTCACCCAACAATACAGCCCCGCCGCCCACAACCAACACAGCGGCAAAACGGCTCAACGCCTCGCCCCATACACGTTCAATTGCACCGTTCACCTCACGTGCCCAAATCGGCAACTTATCTTTGAACTTCAAATTACCAGTCCGAAGTTTTACATCCAACTCACCGAGTGAATATTGATTGCCCGCATTCAACAGCTCCAACAAACGGCGCACACCCAACTTCTCACCACCAGTGAAGCGCTCAGTCGCAACTTGGTCTTGCACCACCATCAGCTCCAGCGTGTTGAAACCGACCGAAAGCACACCCACTTCATCGGTCAGAGCGGAGCCGCGCCCCTGAGCAATATCCAAATCGCCATTCAAAACAAAATCGAATAACGCACCCACAGGTTGAGATGTCCATCGCACGCGTTCCACGTTCACCTTATATTCATTACCATCAGCATTCCACACATGCGGACCAGCCAACCACTTCCGCAAACTCTTACGCGCTTCCTTCATATCATCGCCCATCGTCTGCAGCGGCAAACCAACCATGATGGAAAGCGGCGCCTCAAAAGCACCATGTGCCTCCATGTAACGTGTCAACGAGCCATATACTAACGCCCGCATTTCAGGTGATCCAAACAGACGGTCAAAATCTAAATTCTCAATCGGTCTGCCATAATTGTGAGCACGTGCCCCCACATAAAACTGACCCTCTTCCGTTTGCACAACCAACGGGCGACGCTCACTCTTCAAACCGATCATCCCTTCCAAGTGACCGCTTCCATTCACAGCCACTTGCGAAAGCACATCCAACCCGCCCATATCGCTCCACAACTTGATCGCCCCCATCCCTGCATCCAACCCAACAGAAATAATTTTTGTTTCCATTATTTTTTCTCCTTACTTAATACTTAATTTTCTTTTGACCAACAAAAACAGATCTAGCATCATCAATACGTCTAAATATTGGCGGAGCCATCTCTCGTATTGAATCAAATAAAGTTGCAAGACCAGGTTCATATTTTTCAATACTTTTACCCATATGTTCATAAAATACTTTGGTAAAAGCTTCAAAACCATATTCAGTTATTGCGTAAAGGGCTCTAAGTTCTAACTCCGATAATTCAATACTTGTTTTCACATTTATTACTGGTTTTTCTCTTAACTCTGCCATTATTGTTTCTCCTTTTTATTTCATCTAATATCTAACCGCTAACTGCTGACGTCTGCTCTTCATCCTTCTCAACTTCAATCCCAAACTTCCGTGCGATCAACTCAGGCAACCACGGCTCAATCCACTGACCTGGCTCATTGCCATAACCTTCAGTCAACATCCCGCGCCGTTGCAATAACATGATCAACGCATCATATTGCTCATAATCTGTCACCACCCGTGTCGAGTCAAACGAATAAGACTTATCAACCAATGTTCGCTTCGCCATAATCGCCCAACCAGTAGAGTGATTCAACACATGCTCCAAAAACCGCACATGAATTCGCGGATCCGCATCCAACACCCAATCCACCAGCTCTTCAATATCCGTTTCTTTAATCCTCCACTTCTCCATTCGATTTTTGAAAAACATCTGCACAGTAGTCGGGTGCATCCCGCGTAATGATTCCGCCAAACGGTTTTCAGGTGTATCTGCCAATGCACGCCTCTTTTCCGCAAACTGATCAACTTCGATCTGCCTGTAATATGCACGGAAACCCGCCCACGCCTGAATTGCCAAAATAAAAATGATGGGCACGCTCGCATAACCGCACGTAATAAACCGAGCATCCACTTCAACCAACCACAACTGGAATGCCAACATCACACACGCACAGATTGCTGGGGACATCCACTTCCAAGTCTTCAACTCACCGTACATCATCCACCTCCTTCATCTTTACTCCCCTCTCCAATCGCGCTCCCCGATTGGGGAAGGGCTGGAGGAGGGGTCAAATCACTTTCACTTGGTTCCATATATTGCGAAACGTGATATTTATCTGGTTCAGGTTTCACTTCAACAATTTTTCTACATACAATGCAATATGGATGGCCACCTTTACCTTTACATTCATCACAGGCTCGGTAATCATTCTCGTCATACCAAAGTGGATCTTCTTCCATCAAATACTCACCATCCCAACCGCCTTCACCACCACAATTCCAGCAAGGTAGCCAGCTTGTTTCACTTTCGCACTCAACACATTCCAACCCCATACCAATATGTTCAAGGTCCTCAGGGAGTGGTCTTTGTTCGTCACTCATCACACACCTCCACGCAAAAACCAAACGATATAACTGACCACCACCAAAGCCTCAATCACAAACCCAAGCAACAGCCAGCGCATCACATAAGCCGCGACCAACCTCTCACGCCGTTTCAAAAACTTCCCGAGCTGGATCTTCCGCTCCACAAAACAGATCCCATCTGCACCATCGTGAAAATAATCTCGGCTTCCATAACTCCAACAACCTTCAACCCAGCCTTGCAAATTGCGCTCATGCTCTTCTCTCGTCGAGAATGCAATCGAGCCAATCACTCGCCGCCGCATCCGCCTTCGCCACCCAAATAAAATTTCCCGAACGTCAACATTCAAATCCGCAGTAGTAGCAGTTAGAATATTTTTCACTTCAATCACTTCACACCTCCTCGCCGCACACACGGCAGATCACAACCTCCACACTACATCCTTCTCCATCATGCAATGATGGGGAGGGACTGAGGGAGGGGTAAACCACATCACACACCCGCACCGAACAACATCGCCCACAATATCTTTCCTCTGCTGTCACCTTCTCAACGCGCAAACTTTGCACAGGCTTATGGACTTGCTCGGTCCCAAAAGCCACAGCACAGAACTGCTTCACAGCTAAACTGGCCATAAAACACCTCCATTTATGCTTCCCCTAAATTGGAGCACTCCCAATTTGGGGGAAGTGTCCCGAAGGGACGAAGGGAGTAACGGTGAACATTGATGTTCACTTAGTGAGGGTCTGCCCTGTGTAATCCTCACCATAAACAGAACAAAAAATCTATATATATATACTTTTGATATAGAATGCTCACTCACCGTCACTTTCTCACGTCTATACGCACAAAAACGGGGTGAAATGTCGCCCTGAGTGCAGCGAAGGGTCTCGAAAAACATGCGGTGAACATCAGTGACGGTGATTCGCAGGGCATCCACAAGCTCAAAAAAATTTTTCAACCGTAGAAAAAATGCCGATTCAACCTCACCAACCCTCACCAAATAGGGGTTATTCATGCTCTTTTTCTCCATACCAAGCCTTTTGCACAGGTGTTTGCTCAGCTTCAACCCGCGCAATCGAACCTCTTTCAAGCCATTCCACTGCCCACCGCTCACACAAACCGTGCAAACGTTCACTTTCAGCCTCCATATCAATGTAAGCTGTGCCTTTATATTGAGGCAGCCCATCCGTCGCACGGATGGTGCGAATGTTCAAAAACTTCTTCATCGTGTGGGAAATCTTTCGGCTCTTCGCCTTGAAGCCCTTGTGTTTATCGTCGCCATCGTCTTCATCCATCTCACCCATCTGGCGGTTTTGCTCATCCACAATTTTGTTGGTCGCTTCAGCGATATCTTTCAAATAAATTCGTTGTGCATCTTCGGGTCGTTCACTTACAGGTCCCCAAGCCCATGCCCGTAAAATCCCTTCCAGCACCCGCGCCGTGAAAGTTGCATATCGTTCTCCCCTGCGTTCCTCGGTCACGTTCTTCAAATATTCACGCACCAGGTCACGCCCACCTTCACTCTTCATCACAGTCAATAATGAAACCGTCACCTGTGCTGTGCGTGAATCCATGGCTCTATCAACAGCATTCAGATCCACTTGGCAATCCTTTGCTAAGTTGTGCATCATATAAGTGAAGAGCGCATTGCGAATGCCCAAGCACTCGCGTTCATACATTTCCACGGGTGGCAGATCTAGTGGAATGCGCGGATGCGGCATGATGGGCAACATTTCTTTTGTCAAACAACGGCTGGCAGTCGCTTGGTCCTGAAAATCTTGTCGCATGCCCAACACCTTCGGCCCAAACACATCAAACGCCGCCGCATCAAAGTTACCCATCGCATTTTTTTCACTTCGCAAAATCGGCTGACCCTTTTCATTGCCGCCGTTCAAAATCTTCGCGATCATCGAGCTCTCATCAGAGTTTGAAAAATCAGCTTCATCCAAAACCAAGGTCGAGCCCGTGAACAGATCCAGAATTCGAAACAAAGAAGATGCCGAAGAACCCGCGTTCGTCATAATCGGTTGAAAACAAATCGGTCCCAACGTCTTCAACAAACGGCTCTTGCCAGTTCCATAATCACCCAACGCCCGTAAGTAAGGCACCGTTCGAAACTGCCTCGCCAAATAGGTGAACAGCGGGTAAATCATGCATAATTGCTCAAAAGTTTTATCCGCCCCAAAGTCAAAATACTTTTCATTGTGGGCTTTGATGGAAAACAATAATTGTTGTTCATCCCGCAGCTCCACCATCTGCGTGGGCAACAAAATCACTCTCTTGCGGATGATGTTATTGGCTGGCATCGGGCAATACTTTTGTTTGCCAATCATCACGCGCTCAAGTCGGTCTTCCAAATGCCCATCAGGGAAACGCACACAAAAATAAGTTTTGTCATCAATGGAGTCATATTCCAAACCAAAGAAATGTTCAAAATACCAACCACCTGTGATGAAGATCGGGTCTTCCTCGTCTTCATCCTTATCTTTCTTCTTCCCATTTCCGTTCAAATTCTTCAAGCGCTCATTCCACTCAGCGCTCTTAATCCCCAACGCGTTGCACAACGCTTCCTTGAAGCCCGCGCGATCATCAGGGTTCAACCCCAATACACCGCGTCTGAAAAACTCATTCATCGCCTCGGTTTTTTCGCTCAGGTTTTGCAACCCACCCACTTCTCTGGCCCAGGCAACCACATACGGCTCAGCATTGCGCAGCCAACCTTCAACACTCTGCACTTGTTGATCAAGGGGCACATTGGATTGGACCCACTTCACCAGTTGGTCATTGATGTCTTTGACTGGTCCACCGACGGGCATCTTCTTAGGCTTCGACATGGTTCGCCTCATCCCTCGCTACCAGTCGGGTCATTCTTCCAACCTGAATCTTCATCCCGATTAAGTGCGCCGCTTGCTTCACCGCTTTTTGTCCCGCTTCATCGTCATCCAAAAATAAATAAACTGCAGGGTGCTTGTTAATCCACGCCGCCAGCTTTCGCAATCGTTCAGCATCTTCCGTGGCCATGTAACCAATCTCACCCATCAAACCGCAGAATGCCAAAGCACTTTTTCCCAACTGTCCCCATGTGATCGCATCGCCTTGCCCCTCACAACAAATCAATGGCTCATCCACTCGATGCAAGTGATTCACATAAGCTTGTTTAGGACCCACCAATTCCTTATGTGGATTGAATGACTTCCAAACTCGCTCGCCGTTTTTATCTTTGATGATGTCAAAGCCAGGCAATTGTCTTCGGGTCAAATAACTCACACCACCCTTCCACGGGTGTGCGTAAATAATGCCAGGTTTATCCATCAACCCATGAATTCGGTATTTTTCAAGCCAACCTGCATCACGCGCTTCATCTAATAAGTCGTGAGCAGCAGCCCAAGTTTCAATATCCTTATCCAAACCAAAAATTGCCACCGCCGCAGGAGATTGCAGATCAATTCCAAACATCTGCATCTCTTTTTTCATATCATTCAATTGAGCAGCCGTTTTTCTTCCTGAAAAACCAACCAACGCCGCACGCAATGTTTCATCAGTCCATCCACGTTGTTCATGCACATAAGTCAAAGCATCAGCATCAGCCTTTACACCGCGCTCTTCATCACCCATCAACCAACGGTGAAAAACTTGCGCCGCCACCGAAAATACATCAGCAGTAGCACGCACGCGTTTTACTTCACCCTCATTCACTTGCTGAAACTTTGGCATCTCAATTCGTGCTCGCTCTGCCAACATTTTCAATACCTCACTGAACTCCTTGCCAGTGTGTTTTGCCACCCATTCAAAAACATCGCCAGAGATATTTTGCGAATACCAAAAGAACCGTCCCATATCTGTTCGCACCTTCAAAGAGTCATGCGCCGTGGCTGTGCGCAAACGTCCATTACCTTTCAACGTGATGCCGCCAAACTCTTTCGCTTGCATCACATCTTCAATTGGGTTTGCATCTCGTACCTTCTCAACAAAATCATCAAAGTTGGTCATAAACCTTTTCTCCAGCGTTTTTCCAGAATTTTTTTAGCCACTCAAACTTGCCCGCCCTACAAGCCCGCCAATTACAAAAAGCTTTTCGCCGAACACCCCTCCCCCCTACCCATCAACTTTATGCGACAAAAAATGTTTGCCTTACAACGCAATCTAACCGCTAGAAACAGCCTGCACCCCTGCCTATCTGTCGCATAATGATTGTTATGTGACAGGGTCAAACTTTTCTGTGCACGTGCCCACCCGTGAGCCCATTTGCAAGTGAACTATGGGAATTTCTTCTACTACTGATACATAGTGACAGCGCGCGGCGGGCAGGCGGGTCGAGCTACGTGCAATTTCAAGGGCGCTTCTTTCAGTTGACATTTGCGACTGGTGTTTTCAATAGGGCTTTCGCAAGTTGCTTTGCCAAGTTGACTGGTACAGCATTGCCAATCTGTTTGACTACTTGCTCACGTGTACCTTTGAACTTGTATGACTTAGGGAATGACATGGCACGTGCCAGTTCATGTGGCTGCAACATACGGAAGCGAATGTCAAGCAGATACTTCTTGCCATCTTGTTCAAATGCCATAGGCTGAACCAATGCGAAGTGATCACGAGCTGTGATGGTTTTCATTGGATCATCTATGGAAGCAACTGCACCTGTGCCGTAATACTCAACAAGAAATGGATCCACAACTGCAAAGGCATCAGCAGTTGTGATGGTTGGCATGGGCTTATCAACATCATGCAAACTGCCACCTTGCTCCATTTGAATAATGAAAGGCTCAATCAGTGCTCCTGCACCATGTGATGTAACAGATGGCAAAGGATTGTCAATTGAATGTGTGCGAGGTTCTTGACCATCACGTTCACCAAAGAATGGAATGATGAATGGCTCAACTAAACCGATACCCCTGCTGGTCGTTGTGATTACTCCTAAAGGTTTATCAACGCTAACGGGAGCACTTGAAGAGAACTGAGGGATTATGAATGGCTCACATAATCCAAAGCGATTACTTGTATCAAGCGTTGGAAGTGGATCTTCAATTGAACGTGTTCTGCGCTCTGAATTCTTGCCGTTGTGATATTCAACAAGATATGGCTCTACCATTGAAATTGCACCTGCTGCAGCAACTGTTGGCACAGGTTGATCAACATCACGCGGAGTTGCACCTGATTGCTGACCAATGACAAATGCTTTGCCACCATATTTCATCAAGCCTGCCCAAATGCGACGCAAAGTGTTTTCAGCAAGTGGTTTCTTGCGTTTGAATATTGACTCGCCTTTGATGGTCCAATCAATAATCTCGCGAGCTGGTTTCCACTTCGGACGAGCACCGAACATATCGCCACCATCTTTGTGATGTGTTGGTTCAGGGAAACGAATGGCTTGATGCTTGCGTGCAATGATGAATAAACGTTTGCGTGTGGTTGGGTCACCATAGTCAGCCGCATTGAGAATTCGCCATGCCACTTTGTAACCAAGCGATTCAAGATCACGAATGAACTTATGGAAATATTGACCTTTCCGTGCTTTGATAGGTCGCATGGTTTCGCGATCAAGCGGTCCCCAATCTACAAAGTCAGGGACGTTCTCAATCAGGATATCTTCGATATCTAAAGCCTTTGCCCAGTGGATAATGTGTTTGGCAGATGTGCGGCTTTGATCACTCATCGGCTTGCCACCACGTGCGCGGCTGAAATGTGTGCATTCGGGTGATGCAACCAATAAACGCAATTTGCCTGATGGCACAACTTCATTTGGATTGATATCTTCCAAATCTGCATTGTAGTGACTCATGCCAGGGTGATTTTCTGAATGCGTGGCAATTGCCAAATCCCAATGATTGACAGCAATCAAATTCACTTTCAAACCAAGTTCATCAGCGGCTTGCAACACGCCAGTGGATGTGCCACCTGCACCACAAAATAAATCAGCTACTTGTTGCATCTTTTACCTTTTCAATACTTTGGATAATGATTTGAAAGTGTTCACCACAAGCGACACATGAAATGCTTTTATGTTCTTTGATTGCATCAGATAAAAATTCAGCGTCGTACCTTGAACTGAATTTACAATTAGGGCAATTCAACAAAACTCTTGTTTCGACTTTTACAGGAAACATAGTCTCACCAATCCATTGCGCCTTGACGCTCGGTGATACCTGAGCGCAGGTAGGTTTCTGTTGTTTGCGGATTTTTATGGCCCAGCATTTCTTGCACGATGCGCAGTACCTGGCTATAGGGCAAACCGCGTTTGTGATTATGTTCTTCGCACATCTTGGCGCAGGTGTAGCGCAACCAGTGACAAGTGAGATCTGGCACGCCGATTTGTTTTCCGAGTTCTTTCACTGCACGTTGAATGGTGCGGATGGATATTCCATTAAACAAAAGCTGAGCACCATCTTGAAGTTCAATCCACTTGCTTAACGCGGCGCGGGCATGTTTGTTGAGATCCACAATTCGTTCTTTGCCACCTTTGCCATCGCGCACACGGACCGTGCCACTGCGTTCGTTGATGGTGATATCGGATGTTTCAGTTAAGCGAACTTCATCCACGCGCAAACCAGCATGAAGCATGAGCGAAGCGGATGCCCAATCTCGCACTGCGTTGAAATATTCGTGAGCTGTCAGTGCGCGGCTGATGTTTGTTTCCATGGTATTCATCAGGCGGTGATATTCGTTTTGCGTGAGGGCACGGTTGCGTGATTCGCCGCGGGTGAATTCTTTGGCTTCGACGCCTGCGAGCAAGTCAGGTTTCTCGAGCCACTGCACAAGCACATCTAATGCCCACAAACGAGCATTCCATGTGCTGGCTTTCACTTTGGCTTCATAGAGACTGTGTTTGCGCCAACATTGAACGGCGTAATTGGTGAGGTCATGCGCTTGGAAGGCTTCGCCAAATGCGGTTTGATACCAAAGAGAAAAGACGCGCAAATGTTGATGAATGGCATCTACCGTTTTTTGATTTTTATAAGTCGCTTCGACGTATGCGCGAAATGGATCTGTTTCTAGGAGTTGGATTTGGCTGATGGTTTGGGTTTGCATGATTACCAACCGCGTTCTTGCTTTTGAAGCTTGTTTACTTTAGATTCCGCATCACTTAAATCATCTTCCAAGCGTCTGCGTTCATCATCAGCGCGGCGTTGAGCATCATCTGCCTGACGGCGAAGGTCAGAAGCTTTGCGTGACCAGCGCTCTTCAATTGAATAGATCGTTTCTTCTGCATCCTGAATTTGTGACGAGAACATATCTCGCTCTTGTTTGATTGCAAGGAAGGCTTTCAAAAGATAAATAACTACTGGATCATCTTTGAAGACTTCAAATAATTGTTTATCTTCTTCTTTTTCAACTTCCCGTTTCTCTTCATATTGAATTTGTTGTTGTTCTTCGCGAAGAATTTCTGCCTTGCGCTGCTCAACTCTACGTTGGGTTTCTTTATCATGTTCAGCTTTCATTTTTTCGTATTCAAGCAAGTTATCTCGAGCAATCAACAAGGTGTATTCAAAACTATTTCTCCAGTAAGAACTGTTGTTGAGTTTCAGTGCTGGAAAACGATCATCACCATTCCATTCGGAATAAGCTTCTGCAGATCTCCACTGTTTCTCAGAATGTTTGTATTGAATGGGCGCGAGACCTGGAACATTGAAATTCAGCAATAAATTATCTATAATGCGCTGATTTATTCCGAGGTTTTCTAGATCACTATCTTTCCAATCCGCTTTGGTAACGTCATATGGCCTCAACCATTCAGGCAGTGTAATAAGAATTGCTTCGAGCTTCTGTTGAAGAACTTGTCTTCCAGCTTCGATATTCTTTTGTTCTAATTCATGCTTGGCTTCGGCTTTTAATTTCTGCTCAGTTTCGATTATTGCCTTTTGTTGAGCAATGAGATCTTCAACAATTTGAGGAAGTTGAGTTTTTGTATTCATCGCTTCATCCCACCTTGTGACTTGGCACTGGGCAATTCGGGTTGTCACCAATCTTTTCATAGCAACAGCATTTTTCTTCTTGAATGACAAAGCCGCTCTTTGCACGGGATGTGTTTGTGCAATCGTCACAACCATGGACCGTACCATTCACCCCAAGCGTGTATTCTTCACGGCAATGTGGGCAGGTCGTTTTTGGTGCTAAATCTGATCTTCGTTTGCAAATAAACATTTGATTTTTACCTTTCGTTATCTTCGGTGCATAGAGAGTTGGAATCTCCATGCACCTTATTAAGGAGGAGAATGAAGCGAAATCGCTCCGCTCTTCGGCAGAGTTATCAGTTCTGCCTAGTGGAGTGATCAGGACTCGAACCTGAAATCATTGCGGTCTCCTACAGACCAACTCACTCACACAAATACACGGGAACTCAAAGACCTTTACTTGCTCTCACTCATGGCTGAAAATCCAAAGCGATAATCTTGCTAATCGCCGCGTGTGCTTTCTTCATGGCTCGGTCCCGTTATTCACTTTTCAAAGTTCATTCATTTAGATTCGCGCTTCGTGCCTAATGACAATGTGTTTTTCAAACGATTGAGCGCATCTTCCAATTTGCGTTCGTTGCGTTCGCGCTGTTGCTTTTCAAGTTGATTCATGTCTTGATTGGTTTCAATCACGTCGCTCACGAGTGCCACGACATCTAAAACTGCATCTTGCACACGATATGGCACACGTGCTTTATTCGCCTCTTCCAATTTCAACAAGCGTTCATCTAAACTTTTCAACTTGTTTTGCATCGTCACGTATTCACGCGCAAGCACGAAAGTGGCAACAATCACAACCATGCTAACAATAAGGATTAAGAGAATTTTCATTTCCATAAGGCAAGTACCACCAATAGAATTGTGCCCAAAAAGATGATCGCGAAACAAATTTTTGCCCTGAGTACGTTCATTTCCATGCTCCAAGTTCTGACAAATGCGGAGTTTGGCTGTATAGTTTGGGTATGAAGCACGCCACTGCTTCTTCAGACTGTGACCGCTTCCAACTCCAGCGTGGGAGCGGTCAGGTTTTCTTGTTCGAACATCACATCAGCAAAATATTGCAAGCTTGCCCAATATGCTGATTCTTTATCCTTCGGGAGTGGTTCAAACTCAACCAAAATCTCAAAGGTCCACTGGCTGAGAACTTTTTTACGTTCGCCAGTGGTGAGTGTCATAACTCACCTACTGGGTATTAAGAATTTCAACAAAAGGAATATTGACGGTAATGAATTTGGAACGTGGAATGCGTTTGATATGTCCTAATCGTTCGAGATATTGAATGATGTGTGAAACGCGAGTTTTCGATGTGCGGATCTCGCAAGCAATTTCTCTGCAAGTCTTGTTGCCTTTTGAAAGCGTCAGGATTTTCCAAACCTTTCGAATCTCTTTCATTGTGCTGACAGTGTCTGAACTAACGCGAATTCTTCTTTCCATAATTTTTCTCCCTACCCTGCCAACGGTAATTTGAAACTAATGAGACCACTTTCCACCAAGTCAGGAAACATGGCGCATAAACTATCAGCGGCAAAAGCTCTGCGCCAATCTTCATAAGTGGCGAGGCATTCAAAAAAGAAACGTAAGTTATCGGGTTCGATTGGTTTGTTTTCCCAATTTGCAATCGTGGCGTGTGAAATATCGGTATTGATGAGTTTTTCGTTCAAGGCATCTGCGAAGCCACGCAATGAATGCCCTGAATCCTCACGGTATTTCTTAACTACTTTTTGAAACATAATTTCAGTCATAGGTCACCTTATTTTTAACAAGTCAGTTGTAAATTTAGATTTACAGGTAATTTACTATTAACTTTCTATTTTGTCAAGCCCAATTTACAGGCGTTATTTACAGGTAAAATCCGTGTTACAAATGACTTCTTACCCTCCATTCAAAGACTATCTCTTCAACAAATTCTTGGAGTGGGAAAAAACACAGCCGAAAAAACGTTCATCCTTCAGTGCTTTCGCGCGCTGGCTTTCTCTCAACACCTCTAAAACAAAAGTCACTCAACAAGTTTTAGATGGTTGGATGAATGGAGCAAAGCCATCCGATTACAAATATCTTTTTGTGCTTGCTGAAAAAATCGGAAATGAAGTGTATGAACTGCTCGAACTGACCCCGCCGAATCCATATTTACAAAAGGTCAATAGCAAATGGGAATTTGTTCCCGAAGAAAAGCAAAAGAAAATTGCTGAGGAAGTTGAAAGGTATGAAGCGCAGAACGAATCCGCAAGGGTTTCAAAAGTTTCAAAGCGACGAAAGGCTCGCAAAGCTTAATCAGGCTTGGCAATATCTCAAGCCATATCAAAAACTGCGCATTTATATTCTCGTCGTGTGGCACGCCCGTCCCACTTTGTACCAAATCATTGAACACATCAAATTTTTTTATTTGGAATGGATTGAAAGAAAAACTTATCCCGCCCATTGGGTAAAATAAAATATGGTTGAATTTCTGCAAGACGGCATCAATGAATACAAGGCGGGCAATAAAGAGAAAGCCCGCGAGATCTTCCGCAATGTGGTCAAAGAACATCCAGACCATATCAAGGCTTGGGAATGGTTATTGCAAACTGCCCAAGATGACTATGAACGGCTGAGCATTTTAGAATCAATTCTGAAACTCAACCCCACTCACGAACAAGCCCAGAAAATCCGTGCTGATCTCATTCAAAAAGTAAGACGCCCTGCTTCGCAAATCCCAACTCAACCTGAACCACAACCAATGGTCGCGGAACCAAGTAAAAAATATGCGCCAGTTCCACAAAAGGTAATTGCGCCACAACCTATCACACCCCCACACCCGCAAAAGAGCAATAACAATACATTGATTATTGTCGTCTCTGGTCTCATCGTTGCGTTTTGTTGTTTTTGTTTCATTATTTATCTCAACACGCCAACACCAGCAGGCACACCATCTGTATTTAGCGGTTATGAAGTGCGCTATGTGATTTCAGGCAGTGCACAATCTGCTTCTGTAACATACTTCAATCAAACGGGTGGCATTGAACAAATCAATACCAATATCCCTTGGGAAAAAGAAATGAACGTTGAAACAGGTGCTTCACTCAGCCTGGTTGCACAAAATGGTGGACGTGGCTCCATCACCTGCGAAATATGGATAAATGGGGAAAAGACAAAAACATCTACAAGCACAGCAGAATATGGAATAGTCACCTGCACAGATTTTGCCTACTAAAATGAGCTCTGACAAACTCCGTTTAGAGCCGCCTCCCTCTTCGCTTCCCGCTGGTTCAACAGTCTGGGCATATCTGCGTGACAGCGGCGGACCCACACAAGAGCGCTCCGTTGAACAACAACGTGAAATGATTCTCGAATACTGCACCAAATACAATCTCATCTTGTCGCTCCCCCCATTTGAAGACGTACACAAGTCAGGCGGCACAACGCAAGGGCGCAATGACTTCGATTACATGATGAGCTTATCCACCTCAAGTGAAAAACCAAATGGTTTACTCGTTTGGAATTTTGCGCGCTTCTCTCGTGGCGGGGCAGTTGATTCACAACTTTACAAATCCATTCTGCGGCATCGCGGAATCGTCATCCATTCCCTAACAGATAAAATCCCCGAAGGTGAATTTGGTCCCGTAATTGAAACCATCATAGATATTGCCAACAAACAAAAAAAAGATGAAGCGGCAATGGGTGCATGGCGCGGTCTTCGTCACAACGTAAAACAAGGTGCAGTACCAGGCTTTCCTCCAGTGGGCATGAAGCGCACTCCCATCAAAATAACCAGTATTGATGGCATCGAGCGCAGAGCTCACCGTCGCGATCCAGATCCCAATTTCAAAAGCCGCATCAACAAAGCTTTTCAAATGAAAGCTGAAGGCAAAAGTCTTGGTCAAATCCATGCAAAAACAAAACTCTTTAACTCCATAAATTCATACACCACATTTTTCCAAAACCCCATCTACATCGGCACACTCCACTTTGGTGACATGATCATAGAAAAATATTGTGCCCCCACAGTCCCAAGAAAATTATGGGATAAAGTGCAAACCATATTGCAAGCCGCCATGCAAAGAAAACACATGAACAGCATCGCTAATCATCCACGTCGAACAAACAGCGTATACATTCTTTCAGGCATTATCAAGTGCGCCCGTTGTGGCTCCCCAATGAACGGTATGAACTCTCCACAACCATACAGCGATGACTATCTTCGTTATCGTTGTGCGGCGGCAAAAATAAAAAAGACCTGTACTGCAAAACCTGTACCAGCAAAAATTGTGGAAGAGATGGTCATCAAGGAACTGCTGAGATTTTTCGATGAACCTCAAAACTTAATCAACGTGCTCACCACATTTCAAACACAAAACGCAAATCGTCAACAAACTATTGATGAAGAACTAGCCTCTCTCACCGCCCAGCTTGCCACAGTCCGAAAAAAATTATCAAACACTGTCAATGCCATCGCTGAAAAAGCTCATTCACAAGCTCTGCTGAAAAAACTCTCTACCCTAGAGCAAGAAGAGATAGAATTGCAGTCACAGATCGCGAAACTCAAAAGTCAAAGCAACTTGCCTGTCTTCATTCCCAATGAAGAACAGGCCAAAGTTGCAATCCACAAAATAAAAGCCGATCTGCAAAGCAAAGATCCCGCCTTCATCCGCCAAACCTTGCTCGGAATCATCCACGAAGTCATCATCGACCGCAACGGCAGGCACATCATCGGTAGAGTTGTTTACTACCACACCCCTGAACTAAAAAAAAAGCCTCCCACTAAGCTGACTGTGTCTATATTCCCTACTCCCGTAGGGGCACCAATATATAGACACAGTTTATTTTTTGAAGCTACCATTCCCCCACCAGGGAGACCAAAAAAGAAAAAATAATTTACACCGCAACACTTTCCAAACTCTCAGTCAAAAACTGATTGATCTCGACCTCGCGGTCCCTAGCCTTCCATACCTTTCCGCCATAAATCATTGTTCCATCTGAAATAGATATCGGAATGATGTTCTCACTATCTTCCGAGTATTCGATGATGGCCAAGCCTTGTTGCCATTGATCACTGCTTTTTGAGCCAGGCACACGCCCATCAATGTGACATGCACAGCCAGGGCAAAATGCTGTGTAAATTAGATCTCCATCGTGAACTTTCATTCGGCGTGTGACACTTTCTCGGCGATGAATATGGCCAAAGATTGTTGTAAATGCTTGTCGTGCAGTCAGCGCGTTTGCTGTTCTACCTGGTGTTCCCCGAACGAGATCTCCATGCGTAATATAAACATTTGAATTCAACCAATATCCATTGTCAGGATATCCATTCACGTAATCAATATTCAGCTTATGGAGAGCAAGCAACCTCGGGATAGTCATTTGAGGCGGCAGTTCCATTTCATCCACTGCTTTTATTTTATATGCCTGTCGCAAATTACTTGTGATCAGAATTGGCATTCGCAGATCGTGATTGCCTTCAAGTATTTTCATCTCAGCGTTAGGTCGTGCAAGCCGAAACTGTGTCAACCACCATGCTGTCTCTAACAATGCGGGTTGCGTTGTCCAATAGAACTCAGGTTCAGCTAAAAACTTATTGGACCATTCACTGAGATCTGCCAAATCACCACCATGAGAAATGTGGTCAATTTGTTCGGTCTGGCAAATTTGTAATGCCAGATCCAATACGCGACGATCATGAAATGGATGCAGTTGCGTTGTATGTAGAGTTCTGCGAAAGCCAAACTGGGTGTCATTGATGATCAAACCACGCTTCACACCACCCTGCTTGTTTGATTTCATTTTCGGAAGTTTCGGTAATTCGATATGAATTGGTGCAATGACAGGTTCAAACGCGATTGGATTCTTTTTGCGAAGTGGCGCCTCAATGTAAATGCTCGGCACGACCTCTATCACTTCTTCGTCTTTACCAACTTTCCGCTTCAGTGCAACATCCCATTTTTTAATTTTGGGATTATGCACGTAATACTCTTTGCCAACCCCTGCAAGCTTCAGGAGTTGTTCTATGGTTTTGATTTGACCTTCAACAATTACACTGCGGATCTTGCCCTGATTGCCATCTATATTAACTTCCAGCTTATCAGCATTTTCAGAACCAATCAGATTTGTTGCTTCAAAGCCATCCGAAACAAACTTCAAAATATCGTCAACAGTTTGGATATCAAAATTTCTACGAAAACCGACCCTGAGTGTGCTTTGGTTGACCTTCAGTAATTGTGCTAAGTCAGTGAAACTTTTGGCTGAGCCATCGCCTATAAGTTTTTTTGCTCTCTTCAGTAATTCTTTGAAATCTTGCGTTTCACGCGGTGCCATCAGATTAAGTCAATATGCCGATTAATCAGGCAAATCACTCCATGTTTTATTTCGCAAAGCAACAATCATTCTCGCCATTGCTTTTTCTGCATCGTATTGTTTTTTCATGGTATCGACAATGCTGACTAGCACGGCTCTTATTTGCTGTACTGTCATTGGGTTTGGTGGTATTGGTGTGTTGAGTGGATCTCCAATATTTGTTTGGAGCCAGTCAAGTGCTTGTTGTTCTGTCCATGTTGACCAGTTTGAAATTGCTTTAGCCTGTAGCCTTGCTTGTTGTTCGCGCAGTTTTGCTGGATTCGTTAGGCTTAAGAACAGTTCATTTTGAACAGTGGTCAATCCAGTTGTAAATTCAGCTTGAATAACAAAACTACCATCATCGAACGTTTCTTTGTATGCTCTTTTAACTGGAAGCCCTGCATTTTGAAGTAGTGTCGTCCATTGTTGTTCTTCGGATATGATTGTCATAATTAATCCCATTGTAGATTTGATAACATAAAGACTACTCGTTTTGCGCCTGATGCCGTCCATGCACCAGTTGTCATATTAGTACGAGAAGTTAGTGACCTAGAACTAATCGCAGTTACTACTGTTCTTGCCGCTGTAGTTAATATGCTACTGTTGTCAACAGTTGTAGAATGTGCAACACCAACAACATTAGTAATAGTAACAGGTGCTGAAAAAGTAAGAGTAGTTGCATTGCTTACACCACCATCTGAACTCTGTGAAATGATAACGGTCATTACAGCACCGACTGTATAGTATTTATAGCTTATATCGGTCACTGGATAAGTTGACCAACCTAAAGGCTCTGGGTCATAATTAAAGAAAATTGGCCAACCCGAAGGGTAAACAATATTGCTGTAATAAGTACTAGATATTGCCGCGTTTACAAGCGCATAATCTGTATTGTGTATCATTACAATTTTTGTGACGCCACTGCCAAAAGTTGAAGATTGTACAATGCCATATTTCACAGTCGTTTGTGTGAACTTAAGATAAGTACCCTTTTTTATATCCGCTGTCACATCTGCATTAATTTCAAATACATCTAACAGTGTGACTAAACGACTGGTAGTTGTATGATTGAGTATTAGCTGGTTGACTGTGATAGACGTATTTGCAACAACAGATAAAATTGTTGTATGTTCACTTCCAGCAGAACTTGAAACGGTTACATCACTTCCTACCAAAAAATCGGCAGTGTTTATCATGTTCAATGTAATGGATTGTCCTGCGGCGGGGTCATTAGTATAGGCTTGTGTTCTGTTCTTGAATGTCCATGTATTTGAATCAGTTACCCAACCATCAGTAGTCAAACCTAAGTCTGTAATTATTTCAGAAGCAGACCTAAATGTAATAGTATTGTCAGCATTTATTCTTATGTAACGAACGGCACTTGGGTCTGCACCAGTAAAAATATTTTGACCAACAGTTGTACCACCAAGATTTGTTCTTGCAGTACTAACATTTGTTAGGTCAGACAAATCGTTAGAAGCGATTAACGCGCCAAGGACTGTCAAGAATGCAACAAAATTTATATTAGTCACGCCAAGTGTTATGGCATCATTTGTGCAGACAAAAGCCTTATCAGCATTAGCTGTTCCTTGTTCAACGAACACAGAAGCAGAAACAAGTTCAGTTTCAGAATCTGCATCAGTTGCACGAGTTGGTGCGCCAGAAGCATTTACAATGTAAATACCGTTTTCAGTTCCGCTTGCTTGGTCTTTGATGAGAATTCTATCACCAGTAACAAGTGATATACCATCAACAGTATCACCGTTTTCAAATGAAGAAGCTAATGTTCCAGTAACTGTTGTAGCAACTTTTACGGATGTCTTCCACTTCAATCCAGCAGACAATGTATCAACGTAATTTTTGACTGCTTGAACAGATGGATAAAGCGTATTGTTTACAGTGGAAAAATCAGTTGCTTTATTTACAACTTCTTCTGCGCCAATATCAGCAGGTGTAGGAAAACTTATTACAGGATTATCAGGGTCAGTGTTATCAACCCCATCACCTGTGACAGATTCAACCGTCCCACTTCCTCCACCACCTGCGCCAAATTCCGACCATTCAGGAACAGTAGGATCATACTTAACAAGCCTCCCATCTACTTCTGGGTCTGTTGTCCAAATAAATGCAATCATTCCCCCTTCGGGATTTGGAACTAACACTGCCAAATCATCTTCTTGGCATTGAAATTGAATATAAGCTGAACCAACTTCGCGTTGACCTTGACGCATTTATGCAACCTTCACAAGTTCTACAATGGCATAGGTTTCAGTTTCACCTATATTTGCAGGTCCGCCAAAGCCATCAGTATTTCTCGTCGTCTCACAACGATGTTGAAGCTCAATTACTTTTGGAGCTGCAATCGTGAATTCCCCCACTACTTCAGAGCGGTTCTCACCAGTCGATCCGCTTCCTGCAAACATTGAAGTGCCTAAAAGAATATCAACCGAATTGGTGATGTTATACAACTTAACCATGTGTCCATTACATTGTTTACCAGGTGCAGAGGCTCGAACACGATAAGTTCCAGCCGCAAGTGTGATCTGATTGGAAGCCACCGATGCATGATTTCCAGAATCTGAAACTTCTGTATTTAAAGTCCTCGTACGCCATGCGCCACTGGTGAACGAACCTCCATCTGTGTTTGCAGACTTTTGATCACTAATCAAAATGTAGTCATTCAATGCCTCATCAGCAATGCTAGTCACTTCAACCCATGTGATTGGGTCATGGTCTTTCAGCCGCCAAATAGAATCGTTATCTTCATCCAACGCACATTTATCCACGTCAGCTTCTGTGAATCCTGTTGCAGCTTCACGTTCTGTAGTGTCTGCATAATGCCAATTAATGAGTGCTGGTCTTTGTCCTAAAGGTGTATTTTTTAATTCCATTATGTCATCTCCACTTGTACGGTCGCGATGTCATCTTCAATCGTGACCAATTCAACAACTCGTTCAAACGGTGTGATCGTCAATCCACTTACATCCATTGCAATTTCATCAATATCAAATGTCAATACATCACCTGGGGCAAGTTCAATCACATCGGGTGTATCTGATATTGCATAATCTTCTGTCGCGTCCCAATCTAACATCGGGCGTTTATCTTGGTCCGTGAAAATCGTTGTGCCGTTCAAATGTGCATCTACAATCGTTGTATCCGCACTGCCTTTATCCTTGCAGTGAATCAAAATGCTGTGTAGTTTCATATATCTTTGAGCAACGAAAGATGCCGTCACATCTGTGTAAACCGCCAGCGTGCCATCTATAAAATAAGACGGCATCTCTTTGCCAGTAACAATTGTTGCTGGCTCTAAAGCTTTGCCAATCCAATCAGGCATATTGAAAATTTCATTCCAATCGGCAGGGTCAGCACCTCCCCAACGCAAATCAACAAGATCACTATCAGTTTTTGTTTCAAGTACAGTAGTTTGTCCCTCATATAACTTAATTGCATACTTGAGTGATTTTTTATTATCACTCTGGCTTGGAATATTCGTATTGGTCAATACACTTCTTGAATCAGCCGCGCTGCCTTCTGCTAAAGTAATCACACCGTCTTCATCTACTTCAGGCAAAACAAAAATCGCACCACTGTCAGGAACGTTTGCGGATAAATCAATATCTTGAGCGGGCAATACATGCCAACCATTTAAGAAATACCATCCGCCTGTGTAATGAACCGATAGATCATCGTTAGGCACTATCAAACCAGGTAAAAATTGTTGTGCCCGAATCCATAATGTATCCAACTCTCCCCATTCATGGGTCTTAGCATGCAATGCAATATCCTTGAAATGCTTATCAGGGAAGGCTTCCCGCGAGCGCAATACCTGTCGCATATTCGGGTTGGTCGCGTCATAACCAACAATGACGGGCAATCGTCGAATATTAGGCACACGTTGATTATTCACCGTCACAACTTCACCATTCCACAGAGTTACATACACATTTTGGAAGTTGTCAGCTTGAACAACGCCTCCAAGGTTACCCAAGAAGCCAGGCATCTCAATATCTTTGCGCTTGCTCAAAGCCTTGAATGTGTTTTGAATGCTTCTTAAATCACTCATGCGATAAACCTAATTCCTGTGATGTCAATCAACGGTGCAATGTACCCAAGGTTGCCATTTTTATTGACGTAGGTAGCACCCTGATCAATTGTCAAGCGCATCACCGTGCCGCCGCCAAAAAGAAAGCGGTTGTTATCTCCACAGTTTTCCCACACATCCGAGCCGTTTGGAATCACGCCTGAAACCGCAGACCATGTTGCCAAACTGTCAGTTGATTTATATGCCACACCCGAATCATTGCCCATCGCATACACATTCGTCGGTGAAATGGCCATATCTTGCACTTGCAAAACATGAATGCCTGTCAATACATCTGTAATGCTCAGTCCTTCTAAATCTTCCACAATCGAATAATCACTCGTGGTGTTGCAACCCCATAAAATTAAATTGACCGACGAAATCGCATGCGCATCCCCAACCGTTGCACCTGCTCCGCTTCCCCATGACACTCCATCTTGGTCGCCAACTAAAGAGCCGCCTTCATCAAATTGCCAATATCGAGATGATGCCAACGAACCACCAATACCAAAGGGACGATGCCCAGAGACAATCCAATTGTTTTTCCAAAAGACAATCCCTTTTTGATAATAATTAAATTTAAGGCGGGCTAAGCCTCCCGCGCTAAACGAACCGTTGTTGCCCACATAAATGTTATGAGTATCTAAATCACCAAAACTAATGTAGCTATCTCCCACAACAATTGCAACTTGGTCATCCGCTAATGGGTTTACACCCAAACCACTAATTTTTGCAGTTGCTGAATATTCGGTGGCACTGAAAACTTTCACCCATGTGGCACCTAATGCGCTTGCTCGATAAATGCTGTCCCAGCCGCCACCTGAACCAGAATATCCTCCTGTCATGATGTAAAGTGCGCCTGAGCGCGCAACAACAATTTGTGCAATTTCTTGAATTTCCGTACTGCTCAAACCGTTGTTCATCGTTTGCCAAGTGGGGTTCTCCGCATCAAAATCGACCGTATATAAAACGCCAAAATTATTCGATGTAATCACTACTTGTTTGGGGTGGTTTGCATTCACCACATCAGGCGGCATGTAAACGAGATCTCCTAATGCCCCGAGATCCAATTCAGGGAAATCTGGCAAAGGCGGTAATGAAAAATCATAGTCACCGATACCTGTCGTTGCTGGAATATCTCCATCAATCGCCAGCTCAGGGAATGTCTCTGCTTCACAAAATATTTCTGTATCCCAACAGCCAGCTTCAGAATCAAAGCGCAAAGTAATTGACCGTGGAATCAGGTTGCCTTCATACGCGATTCCACGCGGATTATCTTCAGCTAATAAGTTCACATCCAAAAACTGATTCGGAAACAAATCAATCACGCGGTTGTTCTGTCCCAAATCAAATTCAAACTCAGGGAAGGGGTTATTGATCCAACCCATATACAAACCTGCTTGCTCATTCGCTTGTGCTTGGCTGGCCACCAACAACTGGTCAATAATTTCTGTATCGCCATAGTCAGCATGAATGTGGCCCAACGCCAAAGAATACAACGTGTTCACCGAGCCAGTTGCATCACACAACCAACCGCTTGTGCTCAACATCGCCAACTGACGTTCTGAAATTCGGCGTGTGCTCACGCGTTGTCGCCAATCTTTCTTCACCAAAGTCATCACAGTGTCCCACGTTCTATCTTCCACGGGCACACACTGCGGTTCAATCACTGCAAAAAATCTTCCAAACCGATCACACCCAATTCGCCCAAATATTTTTTTCCAAGCCGCTTCACCTAACTGTCGCCACAATGAACCTTCCATCGTTTCCATTTTTGGTGTGTAACGTGCATCACCCGTCAATTGAATATCCATCAAAACTGTTGCATTACTACGCCAATGCAAAATGTGCCACAACGCACGGTCAACGGTTAACGCAGGCATCACGTTCCATTCATCAGGTGTATTCGTTGCAATTCCCAAACCCGTTGGGTTCGTTGTGATTTTGTTCAACCAATACTGCGGACCCTGCACCGTGAATTCAACACTGGATGCTTCAGCGTCCCAAATAATATTTTCCTTCTCAGAGATATATCCAACACAAATGATATTTTCCCGCCCCTCAATCGGACCGACTGACTGCTTCGTGTTCCCATACCAATCCTCGCTGAAAAGGATGCACAACGCACCTTCAATAATTTCTGTTGGGTCTGCATCTGCAAACATCTTCAAACCCAAACTCCACCCACCGTTATCATATTCACTCGTTGGGTCATCCGTGATTTCCACAACGTGTGGCTTATTTTCATCATCGAATCGGAAAGCAAAACGTACACCAGTCGCAGACTTTCCATTGTCTGCAGTCACAATGCAATACACAGGATGATTGCCCGCCGTTTCATAAGTGATGATCGGTGTCGTGCTCGTATCATCATCAATGGATGCACTATCTGGTGCAATCCATTCATAACCTGTGATTGTGGATCCAAACACCCATGATTCACTTGCATCAAATTGAAACGCAATGCTTCCATCTTCAAGTTTTCCAACGGCATGCACACCCAATACAGGTACAGGGTCAAAATC